TCTGAAGCTTAAAATGCAGAAAGAGCACATTCAAGAACAACTCAACGAAGAAAAAGCTCAATATGAACAACAGCAACAGGATTTAAAAATGTTGTATGCTTCCGGAAAAGATGATAACCTGAATTCCGAGGCTGCATACAATGATGCGATGGAACAACTCACTATCATGCATCTCGAACGAATGCTCTCCCTTACCGGTCTGAATGCCGAACAACGAAAGCAAGTAGAGAAACAACTACTTGATTTCAAGGTAAAATGCATGAAGGAAGAACAAGACGCCCACGCCAAAGCCAAAGATGCTGAACAAAAAAAGACTGAAGCCCAGACCCGAAAAGAGCAGCAACAATACCAAGACCGACTTCAAACATACAAGCAATATGGTTCCGAGCTAGGTTCTGCAATGGGCAATCTTATTTCCGGACAGGAAAACGCGATGCAAGGCTTTGCTGATACTATGATTGATATCGTGTTCGATATATTAGGAAAAATAGTTGAAGCAGAAATTGTAAAAGCAACAGCTACAGCAACCGGTGCTGTTGCCAGATCCACAGCGGAAGCCATGGCCATGCCTGACTCGGTAGCCACATTCGGTGCTTCCGGCGCAGCTCGTGCTGCTATCCTCTCCGGATTGATTATGGCAGCACTCGCAACCGCCAAAACAGCCTTAAAAGGATTAGTTGGCGGAAAACATTCATCAGATTCTTCCAGCGATTCAGGCTCCACCCCTACTGATGCCCCCAAGCGTGCAACTGTCAGTGTCTCCCAATGGGCATCCGGCCGGTATGATATTATCGGGGAAGATGACGGTAAAAGTTACCGGGATATTCCTTATATTGGAAACGCTCCTACCGGAATTGTACGGCGTACCTCTTTAATATCCGAAAATGGTGCAGAGTTAATCATTAATGCTGAAGACCTGGTACGTCTGCAAAAACACGTAAACTATCCACTAGTTTTATCAGCAATTGAAGATGCCCGTACCGGACACATTTCCCAAAGAGCTTCAGGTAACTACTCTATAATAGATAAGAACATTCCCGATAGCCAAGAAAAGACAAACACAGGCTATTCTTCTTCTGAATCTGAAAGACTGATCAAAGAAATTGGAATGTTAATCAACACACTCAAAAATCTTAAAGTATACGTCTCACTACGTGACATACGAAAGGCCCAAGAGCTAGACGAAAAGTCAAAGAAACCGTTCACACGTTCAACTAAATAGCAACTAATATGGCATTAAGAATTTCAAACGCATCCGGTACCTTCGATCTATCGAAAGACTTCAGCACGGAAATAGAAGACAGTTCGCCCATTTATAATGAGCGTGGTTCACAAAGTATTGCAGCAACAATACCGGGCACAAAAAACAACTTTCGTTTGAACGGACACATTCAACGAACGGATATCGACTCTGCACCTGTTGCAGATGAACGTGTCACGGTCGCAGACGGGGTGTATCATCGTATCGGGAAAATGAATATCGTCAATACATCAGAAGAAGGCATTACATTTAATGTAGGATTTGGCGAATCCGAATTGTATAGTATCTGGAATGCTGTGTCTTTGCAGTCCATCAAATTACCCGTTTATCAGCCCGAAGGAGGAGTACCTGAACTTATATCCTACATTTTTGAAAACAGACTTAATGATGATTCTCCATTTTGCCTGTTTCCTGTCGCTTTAACCTGCAACCGAAAAACAGAAAATAATACAGATACCGATTATATTGAAATAATTAATAATATTCAGAACGGCTATCTGTGGAAAGCTCGGACCGAAACCCTTATCATCAATGGTGAACCGGTAGAAGTATCTCTGCCTGAAGGATACGGTATCGTACCATTTATGAAAGTTAGGAATATCCTTGAAGCCATATTTTCAACATACGGATATACGGTTGTTGAAAACCCATTCGCCAGTCATCATCAACTGCAACAGCTAGTCGTACTCAACAACGCGGCAGATTGTTGTGTAAAAGGTGTATTAAAATGTGCCAACCTCATGCCGGATTGCACTATTAATGAATTTATGCAAGCACTGTGGTGTCGCTTTGGGTTGCTTTATTTTGTAGACGGTAACACCCGGACAGTTCGATTGAAATTTATACGGGATATACTCAAGTCAAATCCTTCTTCAGATTGGACCTTATTGAAGGCTTCCACACCAACAACCGATTTCGAAGCGCCCCAACAATTAAAGTTATCGGCTTCCACCAATGTTCGCGGACAGATCCCGGAGTGGACGGCTGCACCGGCATCCGAGTCCCTGGACAAATTCCTAAAACCATATCACTATATTGTATCCACCCAGGCACAAGGATACTTAAGATACGATAAGGCATAC